TCAAAGTTTTTAGCATCTTCAAAGAAAGATACTGTTTCGTTAAATCCAAAATCATCATCCGCATCTGCTGTTGTAGGTTTTGGTGTAACAGTATATCTTTGTTCTCTTTTTGGAGCTGCACTTGGCATATCTGTATATTGGTCAACCTGTACAGTCTTAATAACTTTACTAGATGTAACAGGTCCATATAGATAAAACTTAGTAGTGAATGCTAGTGTATAAATGATTGACCTTCTTTCTTGATAGTCTCCTCTATAATTATCTTCATAATTAATAGTGTTTAATACAATAGGAATATCTCTAGCAATACCCATATCTTCCATATCTTTTATTGTAAGTGTATAGTCTGGTTGAAAGAATGGTAACACTTGTTCAACTATCTGTAAGGCATCTTCTGATTGTTTTGCCATAGCGTACAATTCAATATTTAAATTATAAGGAACAGGCATAAACTGTGTGTCTAATTTATCAGCATTACTTGCACTTGATTTTACTTTTTTAAATTTTTGTACACGATTTAATTTTCTTGCAGGGTCATATGACATATCCTGTATCTCAAAACCTAATCTAGGTAATGTGATTGCAACTTTACTTTGTAAGTCTGCATCTTGGTCTAGTCTAGTCAAGAATTTTTGTTTAGGACCATATGCTAAAGGTACCTTCATGGATTGTGTTATAACACCACTATTATTTTTTCTTACTATATGAATATCATTAAATAGAGTACCGAATGCAACGATAATCTTTCTAATAGTCTCATGATAGAATTGTCTATTTCCTAACATTATGCACTTACTCCTGCGTCTCCGAATGGATTAGATTCAGAGAAATCTAAAACATTATTATCTAATTGGTCAAACAACTCATTTTGAGCTGTCTTATCCTCTACAAAATCTCCTACATTATAAGTTTCCTGTAGTAAGAATGATGGGTCACCTGAATCAGCATCATTTTCTAATTGAATACTTTCACCTACTGAGGTTGTATCATCTTCACCGATTATGTTATCACCATCTGTTTCTTCAAGTAGTAAACCAAAATTACTTCTTGCGTGTTGTATATTTATATCCTCATTTACGGCAGATGATTGTTCTAATGTAAATTCAAAGTCTCTAGAGTTTCTAGTTAATGCATCCTCAATAGAATCAATCTCTGAAATACCTGTATCAAGTGCATCTGAACCATATTCAAACTGTTTACAACTTAATTTAAATACAGGATTATTATCTAATTGATGAAATGGTTCATCATGGTCTACAAAATTAACTTCAAATATTTTATTTAATATAGGATGAAAAACTAAGTCACCCTCTAGTGGTCTATCAGAATCAGTTGCATCTGTTTCTGTAAGTATGTAAAAGTCACTACCAGATGTAACAGTTTCTAAAACAGAAGAATCACTTGATTGGTCTATTGTACCTGATTCTAATAATATAGAACCACCTGTTGTATCAGTACCACTCTCTAATCTTACTTGTTTAGTTAAATCTTGAAATCTATCTTTGTGAACTACTAGAGTTAATTCGTTTCTATTTTCTAGACCGAATTGATTCATCAATTCTTTTTCACCCTCATATCCACCTTCTGCATTTTCAACATACATTTCAATAGGAACTTGTGTACTAAATGTGCTGAGTGAATCTTCACCTAAAACATTATCAATGGCAACAGTCGTTCTGTCTATGTAATAAACATCATGACCATATATTTGTATGGCTTCTTTTACTAAGTCACTATACAGATTTTTTTCAGTCTGTATTGTAGCCGAATTATTTGTGTGAAAGGCTTTATTAACTGCCATAGCATTATCCTATCATTCCCCAGATAGGTGTTTCAAATGCTCCGTCTCTAATTGCTTGTTCAAGTTTTTCTATTTCTTCTGTTGCCTGAGAGTAAATTTGTTCACCATTCATTGTTACACCACCTAACATAGTTACACCATCAAACTTAGATAAATTAGAACCCCATTGTCTTTTAATTAAAGCAGTTGCATATCTTTTTAAGTACATATCATTATAGATGTCAGTATATGAATCTGGGTCTAATTTACGATAACATTCTATAATTAAAAACTCTCCAGCCGTTATGGCTTCATCAAAATCCATATCTAAATATAATCTGTTTTGATGTTGATTAAAACGAATTGGTACTTCACCTACTAATATGTGTTCTAACATATCTAACTGTTTCATAGTCATCTCATAATGAATTATGGATGTAGATGAAAAATCATACAAGTCATTTAATCTTAATTGATAACGAATATCAAACATACTATTTGTTTGAGCGTTACTAAAAGGAAATATCTGAATCACAGATAAAACTGAATCTGGTATAGGGATAAAATTTTTACCCTCTGAAAATGATGCAGTAATCGTACTATCTAATTTATCAGTTGCTGTCGTTGTAGTATTTGTGACAGAGCGGTCAATATCATCTTGGGTTATCTGATATTTAAGATACATTCTTTCAACACCATCATAATGGTATTGAGAAAAATATTGTAATGCTTCATCTACTCTATCATCTACTTGGTCATCTGATACATTAATATCAATGACCCCGAATCCTAGAGCTCTTTTACAGTACGATTTAAAAGTTGCCTTTGATGTAGGTGTTGCCATGTTATTTTCCTATTTTACTAGTATTTATAATAAAAATATACTCCTACATAACCTGTACAGGTTTATCTGTACATTTCTTATACACTCTTGACATAGGGGTTCTAGACCTGATATACTTACTAAATAATTATCTAGCATGAATAGATAATCCGATTAACAACCTGAAAGGAGCTTAATATGTTCAAGAAATTGTTTATCAATGCTCGTTACTTTATCGCTCCACTTTTAATACTAGCAACATTATTTGGTATATTAGAAGGTGGACCATGGGTATGGACAGGTGTATTTTTACTAGGTGTTGGTATAATCATTGACACTTTATACACTCAACAAACTTATGGTGCTGGATTTGATGAAGAAGGCGACACAAATGCTAATCCAATCTTACAGAACTCAGTAATGTATCTTATGTTACCTGTGTTCATAGCATTACAATGTACTCTTGCATATCAGATTTATAGTGGTATGTCAGGTATGGAATTAGTAGGTGCAACAATATCAGCAGGAATATTTGCTGGTATAGGAATCATCTATGGACACGAACTTGCCCATACTAAAGGATTTAGTTTTGGTATTGCTCGTTGGATGATGGCACTCTCTGGTTCTGCTCACTTCTGTTATGCACATGTGTATAACCATCATTTAGAATTAGGATGTGAGGATGACCCTGCAACTGCTCCAAGAGGTAGAAGTTTATATGCACATCTACCTAAATCTTATTTTGGACAAAGTAAATTTTTATTTACTATGGAAAAACAAAGATTAAGAAGATTAGGTGTTCCTTTTCTTTCTTGGCAAAATCGTTGGATAAGAGGTTATGCTATGTCTTTACCTACAATCGCATTGTTTTGGTATGTAGGCGGTTGGACAGGTATAGCATGTATGGGTCTATTGTGGTTAATATCTAACTTTGAGTTAGAGGCACTTAACTACTTAGAACACTATGGATTGATTAGAGAAAGAGGTGCTCCAATAGACTATAGACATTCGTGGGATAACTCTACAATGTTTACTAGTTGGTTCTTTATAGAAATTGGAAGACAAGCCGACCATCACGATAGAGGTGAAACTCACTTCTGGGAATTAGATGAAGTCGGGGCACCAAACTGTGGTAATGGTTACTTTACATTATTCGCACTAGCTTTATTCCCACCATTGTTTCATAAGTATATGGAAAAACAATTAGAAAAATGGGATAATGAAGAAGCATCAGAAGGTGAATTAAAGATTGCTAAAGAAATGAATGCAATCGCAGGATATAATTCATAAGGATTTATTTTGATGATTTACAAAGGGCCTTCGGGCCCTTTTTTTTAGTCTGCGGCCTCTATATTATTGCCGTCTACTGCAGCCCACTCTTGTAATTCTACATAATCCATGTTTTTTGTATTGATAGGTATCCAACGAATAGTGCCATCTTCTTCTGTAACTTTTACCGTTACATTTTTATCCATATTTTCTACATATTTTGCTGTTTTAATATTCATAATTCTGCCGCCGCTGTTAGGTGAATG